TCTAAACTAGAGGGGTGATTGAACTTCATGTTTACGGCAGACCGACCCCTCAAGGGTCTAAGCGTGTATTCAACGGCAGGATTGTCGAGGCTCAATCAGCTAACCTAAAAAAGTGGCGAGCGGCTATAGAAGATGCTTGTCAACCATTCACAGAAGTCCATCTCGGTCCTATAAGACTTGAGGTGGATTTCTTTATGGAGCGGCCTAAATCTGTCAAGGTCTCAGAGCGACCCCTGCCAATCGTTGCACCTGACCTCGACAAGCTGGTTCGGGGCGTAGGGGATGGCATAGGCCAATCAGGGCGCATCTGGGGAGATGACAGCCAAATAGTCGAGATTCAGGCCCGCAAGTTCTACGCCGATGACCGGGAAACAGGCGCAATTATTAGGGTTTTGCCTTTGTAACAGTTAGATAACGACACAGCTTTTCTTTCTTCCCCTGCCCCCATGCTCGGAGTAACCTGTTCTCATCAGGGCAAGAAAGAGAAAGGAAACCCAGATGAACAAGATGATTTACCAAGTAGTAATGGGCAACGATTTACTAGCTAAGTTTGCATCAGCCGTAGATGCACAAATTTTTGCCGATGCGCTTGATAGCGCACTTGACCACCACGAAGCAATCAGGGTCGAAACCAACAAGGAGATTATTTACAGAATTGCGGAGGTAGCGTAATGGATCTGCTAGGACTTGCATTCTGCGTTCCGTTTTTTATCGCCGCACTAATGGCACACTTCGGAGCTAACTTCTCTGAGGACAACTACGACACAGGGGAAAAGAAATGACAGTTGAAGAATTTAGAAACCATGTTGATCGCCAGATTGACCTCTACGGCATGGCTCAATTCAGCAGAGGATTTGAATCCTGCATCGAAGCTCTTGAGGAGCTAAGTAACGCTAAGCACAATGAGGGGCTGAAGGAAACCGCCGAGGTTTTGAGATGGGCCGCAAGAGAACTACTAGGAGAGAACGCATGAGAGCAACTTGGAGAGACATTAAGTTTTGGATTGCAGACAGGCTGTTTGAATACGAACTTGACGAGGCTTTTCGTCATGGCATTCAGGAAGGCGCACAATACGCAACCACTTGGCTGTCAATGAGAACTCAGCTGATGGCTGACCGAGTGAAGATGACCAAGGTCGAGCGCAAGGGCTATGACAAGTGCCTAGACATCATCAAAGACGAGCGCAAAGAGATTGCTTTGAGGACAGGAGCGCACCTGTGATGACCATAACCCTATGGACCAAGCCAAACTGCGTTCAATGCGAAACCACAAAGCGAGAGTTTGACCGCAGGGGCATCATCTATAAGACACGCCGACTCGACAAGTCGCCGAAAGCTGTTGACAGATTCCTTGAGCTAGGACTGACCTCTGCTCCGATTGTCGAGACAGATGACCGCCGTTGGGGTGGATTCAGGCTAGAGAAAATCAAAAGCCTAGAGACACACCTGAAGAACGAGCGGGCGCATGGGATAAATGTCCCGTTAGAGCCAATCCGCCAAGTAGCAGACGAGGTGGGCGAAAATGAGTGAACCATTTTTAGTATGGAGTTCAAATCTAAAACCAGAGCAAGCAGAAGCTCTGATTGCTTGGGGCAAGGCAATTCGCCAAGCTGAGCGTGAACGAATCATCAAGCTAATCGAGGCCGAGATGCAAGGCAGGGATTCTTGGCTTGATGTAATTGAACTAATTGAGGGCCAAAATGCTTGAATACATTCTCATATTGTCGGTGGTCAATACTTTACTGATAGCAATACTTTTACTAAAGACAGGGGCAGAAGATGACAAATAGCGAGTTCCAAGAAACTATCCACAAGGCTTGCATGGCAGCCTACGAAACAGGAGTAAGAGAAGGCAGAAGGCTAGAAGCCGAAGTCTTTTGGAAAGCCATAGACTTACACCACACAGGTAATCAGCATGGTGACTACATTTACCTGTCCGACCTTAGAGAAGCACTAGAGGAAATTCAGAATGTCAAGGTGTCCTAATGTTGTCAAAATTGGATTCCAGCAATACCGCATCGTTGAACTCTCATCGAAAGATGACCCACTACTCGCCGATTCAAGTGCAGGTTACACACAAGATTCCCGAAACATTATCGTCATTGACCGAGAGCTTGGAGAGAGCAAAAAGAGAGTCACAGTCTTTCATGAGCTACTTCACGCCTGTCGGTTTATTTTCCAGAACGATTCGCCTTCCAAAAAAATGGAATACGAGGAATGGGAACACCATTTCATTAGCGTTTGGGAGAACCCGATTCTCATGGTCCTCAAGGAAAACCCGGAGCTTACGCAATGGCTACTAGAAGAGAACTGAGGATAGCTGCCGATTTCAAACAGGCCGCTGGCTTACTGCGTGATCCGAACTTAGTTTGGTCTTCTGACCTTGACTCCATCCGGGAGGACTTAGCTCGCTTTATCGAAGGCTCGCTTGCCGATCACACTTGGCAGAACCCGACCCTGCAACGAATCGTGCAATCGCTAATCGCTGACGAGAATGATTTGAGCATCTGATGGAAAACTACGAACCAGAAGACCTAATGAAGCTGTGGGCGTTTCAAGACAAGGTGAATGACCACTCGAAGTTTCTAATCGCACAGGGCATCAAGCTAGGAGTGTTGTCTGTCCGAGTTGAAATGTCCAAGCTACTCTTACAGAAGTTCAATCAGCCGCTTAGTCAGGATGACATTGACGAGGCTGCTGCAATCGCCGAGAACTTTGCTTTGACCGAACTAGAGAAGGGAATGAAGAATGCTAGAGGGTCTTGAACCAGTAACAGGAAAGAGGCGTTGCAAGACAAGAGCAACGCTTGAGGGCTTGGAGTCAGGGGATAAGAAAATCCTCACTGAAGCACTTGCCGATAGAAACAAATGGTCTGACAAGGGTCTTTCTGTTGCCCTGCAACAAAGAGGCATTCAGTTATCTAATGAAGCAATAGGAAGGCACAGGAGAGAACTCTGCTCCTGCTATAACTGATGCTTGAGAACCTCCAGCCTGCCCCAAAGATTACGGCGCAGATGAACTTAACACCTGCCATCGAGTTTGACGGACTTGAGGGCGAGGCAACAACACCGGGCTACGCTACGCAACCTGCAAACTTTGACGAGTTTCTACAGAGCGCAGGCATTGACCCCAGTGACATTGACATCATCCCGCCGATCAGAACCTCACGCTGGCAACAGCGAGAAGGCGGAGAGTGGTTAGTCTCTTACCGCTTTACCTTCCGCAAGAAGAACCGAGAAATCGACCTGCCGCTTCTTATGTCCGAAGCTCGCAAGGGCGCAGGGAAAAGAAAAGACATCAAGCCAACCGACAAGGCTTTGATAGTTGCACCCTCAGACTTTCAAGTTGGCAAGACAGGCTCAAGAGGCGGAACACAAGAACTCATCGCTAGAGTCATGCGTTCCTATGAGCGCATCGAGCAACAAATGAAGTTGGGCAAGTTTGAGCGCATCTTTATCATGGACATCGGTGACATCATCGAATCTTTCTCAAACGCTGCACACTTCAACCAGCTAGAGAGCAACGACCTGTCACCAATGCAGCAGGTAGATGTTGCGACTTCGCTGATGCTTGACCTAATCAAGCGAGCGCATAAATACGCACCTGTCACCTACGGCTCAGTTGCTTCTAACCATTGCCAAAACCGATTCAAGGGGCAACAGGTTGGCAAGCCGGGGCTGGATGACTGGGGCATCGTCATCCTCCAACAGCTACGCAGGGTAACAAAAGAACTAGGGATGGATGTTGAATACCTAATCCCACAACCACACGATGAGGGCTTCGCTTTCCAATACGGAGTCAACACAATCGGCGTAATGCATGGACACCAAGCATCTAGGCCAGAAGGAATACCTAAGCACTGGGCATCGGCTTCGTTCGGTTCACAATGGTCTCAGCCATGTGACACGCTTCTGACGGGGCATTTCCATCATATGCGGATTGAAGAGCTTGGTCAAAGGAATGACGGCAACGGCTCAAAGTTCTGGGTGCAATGTCCGACTATTGACGCAGGCTCGGACTGGTATCGCCGAACATCAGGCGATGACTCGACCTGTGGCATCCTGACTATTGAGCTAGAGAAGAACACGCCGTTCGCAGGGGAAGTAAAGAAGCAATGATTCAGGGTGAAAATTACACAGTTCACATTGGCAATAACTTAGACATTCTTCCTACCCTGCCCGATTGCTCAGTAGATTCCATCGTCACAGACCCACCTTACGAACTCGGCTTCATGGGCAAGAAGTGGGACAACACAGGCATTGCCTACAACACCGACCTTTGGCGTGAGTGCCTCAGAGTTCTAAAGCCAGGCGGTCACTTGCTCAGCTTCGGCGGAACTCGCACTTGGCATCGGGTTGCGGTCGCTATCGAAGATGCGGGGTTTGAGGTTCGTGACTCGATTGCTTGGATGTATGGCTCAGGGTTTCCTAAGTCGCTCGATGTATCAAAGGCGATAGACAAGGGAACAGGGGAAAATAGAGAAAGACAACTTAGGTTTACAGAATGGATGAGGCAAAGCGGCCTAGCTCAAAAAGATTGCGCCAAATTGCTTGAACCAATAGCAAAGAATCCAGAAAGTGCCGCAGCGATGGCTCAGCACTATTACACAGACAAAACACAACCAGCAATACCAACAGCAGACATTTTCGACATTTTGAAACCTTATCTCCCCGAAGTGCCTGAAGAAATAGAACGCTTAGTTGCAGAGCGAACAGGAATTGAATGGACTGCTTACAAGAATCGTGAGGTTGTTGGTAAGAAAGACTGGTCTAATTCCGCTAATCATTTTGTTCCGGGCGAAAATCATTCCGACAGGGTAAAACTAGACATCACCGCACCTGCAACCCCTGAAGCTAAACAATGGGAAGGATGGGGAACAGCACTAAAGCCAGCCTTTGAACCTATCGTTGTCGCTCGCAAGCCCCTAATCGGAACAGTTGCCGAAAATGTTCTGACCTACGGCACAGGCGGGCTAAACATAGATGCAAGCAGGATAGGAATAGAAGAAATAACAATAAACACTTTTGATAATGGTGCTAAGCCCTTTGGTGATGCAGTTGGTGAGCCTTACACAAGCAGACAATCTCAAGGTCGCTGGCCTGCCAATGTAATCCTTGACGAATACAGCGCAGAGCTACTAGATGAGCAGAGCGGTGAGCGAGGTGGCGGTTATGGAGTCAGGGGAAAGGGTGGCAATACTTACGCAAACGGCAAGGGATTTGCCAACACGCTAGGCGAAACAGGGCAAGTAGTTGGTTATGGCGATACAGGCGGGGCAAGTCGCTTCTTCTATGTTGCTAAAGCATCAAAGCGTGACAGGAATGAAGGGCTAGAAGAACTTGACCCACAGCGTCATTCAGATCGCCAGAAAGATGACGGCGTTGGAGGTGACAACCCACGCAACCGAACTAATCAAGCTCGGCAGAACTTTCACCCAACAGTCAAACCAACCGACCTAATGCGTTACCTAATCAAGCTCGTCACTCCACCTAACGGAATAGTCCTAGACCCATTCACAGGCTCAGGCTCGACAGGCAAGGCCGCAATCCTTGACGGCTTTAGGTTTATTGGTATCGAGATGACAGAGGATTACATTCCGATTATTGAGGGCAGACTGAAACACGCTGCTGACCAGAGAAGCGAGGGATTGTTCTAATGCCAACCTATGACTACAAGTGCAACACTTGTGAGCAGACCATAACCATCCACGCAGCGATAGAAGAAGAAGTCCCAACCCCAATCTGCGCTCATTGCAAAGCTGACATGATTAGGGATTACAACTTCCGCTCATTCAAGTTCAACGGCAAAGGTTTCTACTCAACAGACAAATGAAACCCTTTGACCCCACTCTCTACAAGACAGACGATCCTGCAAAGGATAAAGTCTTGCGCTGGCTCGAACACAGGGGATACAAAGCAAAAGTAAACCCTGACCAATACGGCATCGACTTATTAGCCGAGAGAGACGGCAAGACCATCGGCATCGAGATAGAGGTCAAGCACAACTGGAAGGGACAGGCCTTCCCCTATCAGACAGTTCACATCGCCTCACGCAAGCTCAAGTTCTTTGAGGCTGATGACAATCACCTGATGATGCTGAATGATGACTGGAGCTTCGGACTTAGCTTTAGTGCCGAGCAGATCAGAGCTGCCGAGGTAATCAAGAAGGATACGATATACACCCAACAAGAATTATTTATTGAGCTACCCCTCCTGCTCGCTAGGCGGTTCTACCTGAATGAG